TAACCTGTCGATAGAAATCCTGTTGTTTGCCAGGATCCCCCCGATACCTGCCCCCAGGGAACGAGAACATGTTAACGACGTCACCGACGATTCTATTTGCATAAACGGTGCCTTTGAAATCGCCGTCTGTAGCGTAAACCGTACCCCGGAACTCTCCGTTAGTGGCGTAAACTGTTCCTCTTATTGTCACGCTATTGAAATAGGCAGAGCCGTCTTTTCTGATGCACCAGCCACGCCCGTTCGGGTCCCACGGCCCAAGATCGTTCCAGTCGCTGGAGCTGATCTGGAATCCGATTTTGGCGTTATCAATCGAGCCATCCTGGATGAATGCCGAACGCAGGAACATCTGCCCGCCAGTCGCCGCAAACACCAGCTCCTGTCCTGTGGTCGTCGGGTTATAAACCGCGAACGTGTCGGCGCCGACGAGGAAGTTAGAAGAGCCTGTGGCATCAATGCCCAGCTGGATACCCGCGATGCGCTTGATGCCGTTCGCTTCGACCTGGACTTTTACGCCCCACTGAGCGCTCAGCTTGCCGTTGATATCAGCAACAGCCTGGCTGGTAGTCTGGACATTTGCATTGGTTTGCCCTATTGACGCCGTCACCTGCTGAATGCTGGTTGCCGTGGCGCTTTCCAGATCCGTAACGGCTTTATCAATGCGCGTAATGGCTGCAGCGTTGGTCTGGCCGTTTTGCTCAACGGTAGCCTTAAGCGTTGTGATCTGTTCCGCAACGGCGCTGGTTGCATCCGCGGCGGTCTTCCGGACGTCGGTAATCTCGGCCATCGTTTTCGTTTCGCCAACAGCGAACGTGACGCGCTGATCCGAGAACGCCATGAAGTTGGCGAGAGCATTAGTAACGTTGCCTACAATGCCGGCATCCCGGCTGGCCGTATTGCCGTCCACATCCACTTTCAGACTGTCGATACGGCGACCAAGCGCGCTGTCACCATCCGTGCGGGCCGTGGTTTCCGTGCTGATATCCGTCTTATTCTGGTCAGTCGTGGCCTTAACCGCAGCCAGCGCGGTGGTCTGCGCTTTGTTGTTATCGACGACCGCTTTATCGATGCGTGTAATATCACCGGTGTTTTTGCCAACTGTGGTCTGCAGGCCGGAAAGCGTGGTGGCCTGGGCTTCCTGCTCTGACGTCAGGGTTGCCAGTTCCTGAGTTACTGATGAGTGATTGTCGTTAACGGTCGATTCCAGTTTCTTCCGCTCTGTCACCTCTGCTTCCTGCGCGGTGATGCGCGCCTGGCGTTCGGTATATAGCAGCCCCGATGCCAGTTTTGACGGGTCGTCACCGGTATAGCCGCCCCGGATCTGCGTCGCCAGTGTCTCGCGCGCCGTGGCTTCTGCCTGGTCACCCGATACGCGCGCCGCCGTTTCCTGCTGTAGCGCCGCCATCCCGGCTCCCGGCGTTGGCCGCCCGACCGCCACCCAGTCAATCAGTAAGTAATTCGTCGCGTCCTGCTTAGTGGACAGATCCAGCCTGAACTGATTCATCGTGGTTTCAGTCAGCCAGGGGATATTGTCGAACTCCAGCGTGGCGATCCCGTTCGCGTCATAAGCAGGCTCGGCGACGGTGACCATGTTGGTGTCGTTAAAGCCACCGGTACCCCGCCACCGCAGCTGCCCCGCCCAGCCCGGCGCCCCGAACTTCCTGATGCGCAGTTTAACGAAGCGATAGGACGACGAGTTAATACCCAGTGAACCGGGAGACTGCACCCATGGATCGGTGGCATGGTTCGCCGGGCGGATCCACCCGTCAACAATCGTCGGGGTCCCGTTCCCGGACCAGCCCTCTGCTGTCGAATCGAAGTACCAGATTTTGGCCGGGTCGAACTGGGAGCCGGTGCCCGCCGATATCTGCGCGATCTGCTGCGCCAGCGAATCGGTGGTGGTCTGAATCGTCTGGTTGACGTTGCTGATATCCGCGACGCGCTCGTTTTTCTCGGTAAGCAGCGCCTGCCCGCGCGCCGTTGCCTCGTCGGTGATGGCTTTCTTACGGTCCGTGACCTCCTGTGCCAGGCCCGCTTTGGTTGCCGCCGACTCTGTCGTGACTTTGCTGATGTCGTCGCGCGCTGACTGAATATCGTCGCTGAGATCGGCGATATCCGCGGTGAGTTCCTTATACGCGTCTGTCTGTTTGATCTGGTTGTCGATATCCACCAGGTAATCAGCTGCAACCGAACTGCTGCTGCCCTGAATGAAGTCTGTCCATGCCGACTTATTGCCGGTGCGATCGACAAGCCGCGCGCGGTACCAGAATCCCACCCCGGCTTTCAGGCCCAGCTGCTGATAAACATGCTGCGGATAGGGTACCCCGGCCAGCAGAAGCGGATTTGTGCCGGTCGATGCAGTGGAATACTGGATCTCCGTCTGTAAGGTATCGCCGGTACCAGCCGGGAAATCCCAGTCCAGCTGTACGCCCCAGAGCAACGGCGTGGTACGGAAATTGGCGGGCTTTGGCACATCACCGGCCCGGCCCTTGAGATGCGTCAGCACTGAGGTGGCCCACAGGCTGGATGCGCCGCCAGCGTTAATCGCCCTGACACGCACCAGGTAATCACCTTCGTAGATCCCCGGCACTTCGACATTGCGCAGCCCGGTTTGCGGTACGTTAACCCACTCACTATCACCCCGGCGCCACTGTGCCTGGTAGGCGATAACGTCTGCCTGCGGTTTCCCGGCTTTATCCAGCGGAGCATCCCAGGAGGCTGTCAGCGTGGCATTGCGCTGCCCCTGTCTCACTGAGTCGTAGCTCGATACCACGACGTTTCCGGGCTGAGAGACAACACCAGTAGGAATCAGGCTGACAGGCGGGATGTCCAGGCGCGCATTGTTATCGACAGCGTCATATTTCGAGGCGTTGTATTCCGCACCCGTAATGGTGTAGGTGTTCTCCTCGTCGTTGAATGTCAGGTTCATCACACGGAAATACTGCAGGCGCAGCTGTCCGGCATCGATAACGAAAACAGCATCTGGCGCTGGCGCAGAGGAAAACGCCGTGGCCACGATTAACTGCGTGCCGTTGACCGCCTGAATGACCCGGTTTTCCACAATGCCGCCCTGTGTGCGGATCATCAGCGTGTCGCCCGGGACGGCGCTGGTCCCGCGATCGGTTGTAACGGCCTTAAGCCCGGCGTTGTAACTCACAACGCGCCCACCATACACTCGCCCGGAAAAACGTTCATCCGCAAAAGCAAACACGGTGCCGGGAACATAGGCAAAGCCATCCAGCCCGGTTTGCAGCGTGATCAGGCGATCGAGATAGTTGGAGTACACCGCCCAGCCGCCGCGACGCTGCGCCTCACTCTCACGCGTACAGCCAATGGCAGTCAGCTGCGTCTGCTTGAATTTGAACTGCTTAACCAGGTCAGGAAACATCACCGCAGTGGTGCGATCCTGATAGTGGTTGTCCGGGTCGCTGAAGTTAATCAGCGCCGAACTGTAGCGGTTCTTCTCGCTGCCGCTGGAATAGTTCGGCTTTCCGACGACCGATGCGCGGGTGAGGATCTGCAGCTTCGTCGTGTCCGCTGGCATGTCCGAGACAACATTGAACATGTTGTTGCCCCAGAATGTCATACCGTTGAAGCCAGCGGCGATATCCTTAATCACCTGCCAGGCATCGGCCTGCGACTGGATATAGACGTCAAACAGGAAGCGCGGCTCGGTACCGGTGCCGCCCTTACCGTCCGGCACCTTCTGGTCACAGCGCTGGGCTATGCGGTACAGTTCCCACTTATCCAGCATGGCTGCCGTTACCCGACGACCCAGGCCAAAGCGCGGCTCCGTGAGTACATCGAACCAAATCCACGCCGGGTTATTCGACCAGCCCCATTTGAATGTCCCATCCCAGGTGCCGTTATAAACCCGGCTAACCGGATCATAGTTCTGCGGGATGCGGATAATCCGCCCTTTCGGCTTGCAGGATATCTTCGGGATGTTGTTGAAGGATTTTGCGTTGAACGACACATACAGTAGCGCGGTATGCGGATACCGCAGGCGCGCGTCGATCACCTCCGTGATGGCCTGCACCTGTGTCTTGTTCTGTAGCATCTGGCTGGTGCTGTCGGCAGTGTCGCGAACCACGCGGATCTGCCAGCCGGTGTTAGCCTTCGGCAGATTGATGCGATGGGTCAGCTCGTACAGTGAGCTGAGCTTTTCGGTTACGGTTTTGGTGAGCACAGTGCTGTATGCACCGCCATCTACAGCCACATCGATGTGATAGGTGACGGAAGTGCCGACGATATCGCCATCATTCTCCTGCTGCTGCAGACCGGTAATGCCGATACGCACCAGCACTGCGTCAATCTGGGTATTGCTGATGGCACGGGTCCAGGGAGTGACCTTCGTCAGCGACACGCCAATGCTGGTCTCGTTCTCCACGGCTGGGAACCCGGGGATCGGCGACTGCGTCTGCGTGCCCGGACGAAAGTCCCAGGAGACATTCTCGAAGTTCATCGATCCGTCGGCGTTGCCCAGCGGCGTGCCGTCAAGGAAGATCCGGGTAGCATCCAGTCCACCAGCGAACTCGCCTTCACCGAGCGCCAGCAGCATACGGCAGCGCGCCATCGACTGCGCGGAATCGGGTTGTTCAACAGGCGTGTGCTGCTTCTGACTGCCGCCTTTTGCACCAGTAATCGTTGCCATATTGCATCCATAAAAAAAGCACCCGATTGGGTGCTAATTGAAGAATAAGAAGTCGTCAGATGTCCTCAGCGACGATCCCCGCGCTGATAATGGCACCGCCGATCTCGCGCTCGCCATATAGCAGCGCGACCGGGTTACCCATCGCCAGGGTATTCACGGCACCGCCGAAGGCATAGCTGGGCTTATTGTCGGGGTCATCACGCCCCTGAAGGCCTTTGGGCTGCGGCGAGAGCATCTGGTAGATACCGCCTGCAGCCATGCCGATACCAGCAGAAATCATGGCGCCACCGACCGGACTGGCCCAGCCAGCAGAGAGGCCAGACACTACGATGCCCGCCACCACCATCACTGCGCCAAGGATCGTCTGGAATAAACCTGCCTTTTTCGCCCCTTCCAGCACAGGCGCGATGCGGATATCACTGTCACCACCCAGCTCCTTGAAATCCTGTTCGCCGATGTTGCGTTTGCCACGAAACACCGCGAAGGTCATGCCGTTTTTTTTGGCATTCATGAGAAAGCTTTCCAGCCCGTCCAGGTTGATGCACAGCGCCTTTACCGCTTCCGCTGACGTCTGCACCGCCAGACGGTGAACGCGGCCAAACCGGGCACCCAGCGCGCCATACAATCGAATCGTGGTTAAGCGCGCCATGGCTTAATCTCCTGCGGCAGGTCTTTGTGCCGAACGCAGATCATCGTCCGGTCTTTAAAATATCCACGGGCATAAGGTGTGATACAGGATGGCTGGCCGTACAGGTGGTGCAGCAGCTCGCCCTCTTCGGTGATGATCCCCGCATGGTTCCACTTGTCCGACTCGACCTGCATGATCACCATGCACCCGGGCGCGGGGTCGCATTCGACAAACCCCTCGCGCTCCCAGTTATCGAAATAGAGGTTGTCCGGGTACTGGCTTTCCCACCACGGATAATCCACGCGGAAATCGTTCAGCGTGACGCCCTGGGTAGTGTGCCAGTCCATGACTAGCCCCCAGCAGTCATGCGAGCCAAGGAGGAAAGGACGGCCAATCAGCGGGATCGCATCAGGGGTAATCTCTGCGTATTCATCACAGTCCGGCGCGTATATGCCCCAGACCACACCAGAGTTATTGCACTGCTGGCGATCAAGGTCAGACGGGATAGGCCGTGCGCCATCGCCCGGGTGGGAGTGAATGACGCGGATAATGGTCCCTGCGTCCTCGGCGTTCGCCCAGTGCAGACCATCGATTCTGAAATGCTCGGTCGGGTTTTCGTGGCTGTTCGGCACCGGGATATAGCGCTGGCGCCGTCCTGACTGAATGACGAAGCCGCAGCACTCGCGTGGGGATTCCTCCAGCGCATGCGCCCGGATCGCCGTCATAATGGTTTTATTCATGGGTATATCCGGTTATCGGGTGAAGAGAACTGTTGCCGGGTAGCCGCCGAAATCAAGAACGGCAGTGTTCGGTTCTGCCAGCCCCGCACCGAAGCGCTTGCGGCAGTCACTGAGGCAGCCCCCACATACATCAAACGCCGGGTCCGCTACCGCATTACCCTTCGCATCGAAATATGCCGTGCCGTTGTAGGTGCAGCCGTCACCGCTGCGATATTGTCCGCGCAGTGCCCATTCGCAGAGCGAGGTGATCTGCCGGGTTGGTATGACCAGGTTCTGCAGGTCTGCCGGGCTACTGAGCGACCAGGACACCATCTCGTCATCTTCAGAGGTTTTGGTATCCAGCCAGAAGGTCTGTAGGGAGAACATCGTCGGGTCTGCTGTCGGATTAACTCCGCCCGGGAAGTTCACCGCATCCAGGTAAACTGCGTAGGTGTCAATGATACTTACCTTCGCATTCACCATGTCCTTAAACTGGAGACAAAGCGCGGTGATGTGGCCGTCGAGGTTAGACACGCTGAGCTTTGGCTCGGCGGCCTGATCCGTTGAAAGCGCCAGGTCGGCAATCTGGAAGGGCCAGAACTCGTAGGCGTTGCCATCCCAGATGATGGGCTTCGGCCCCAGCCTGGCCTCGTCGCCGTTCGCCGCGTCAATCTCGGCGGGCGTAGGGGGAAACGGGCGGTAGTGAAAGCGGTGGATCCCGCCGCTGAACTCTGAGGCATCCACTTCGACCAGGCGGACCCTGCCACCTGGTGCCAGCTTCGACGCCTGATCAACAAGTGCCATTATGCGTACACCCCATATGCCCGTTTGATGGTGAAGGTCAGCTCAGCGAATTTGCTGCTGATCTGGTTCTTGCGCACCGAGTTAGCGACAGTCCGGTAAAGCCCCTTCTCTTCGCCTGGCGGCGTGATGATGAAAGCCTTTACGGTATGAGCCAGCAGGAAGTCGCGGATAGCTTTTACCTCGGCATCGGTACCAGTGTGCTTCATCGGCACCTGAATGGCCGTGGAGTTGATGCCGTTCTCGGCCACCTGCTCATAACCATCGCCGAACTGCGCTGCACGCACCGTCTGGTCATATTCAATGGGCCCGGCACCGAGCTGCGAGCGCCAGCCGTAGGTTTCAACTACCATATTTACTCCATAAAAAAACCCGCCGAAGC